TTTAATTGAATATTGTATACAATGTACAGCATACAATTAAACGATTGTTTAATTGTTTATTGTGTCCATAAAATACGGACACCACGTGATGTGGCATCCGTATATAGCATTTACAGTGTGATTGTGTTTATAAACTCCAAGCTGATGTGTTAAGTGTAATCTGAACATTCATATACATTACATTGTTTAATGTATAATCAAAATAGATCTTCCCTACCTGGTCAATTGTGAGGTTATTAACTTCCAGTGTACCATCCGACCTTGTCACGAATAAAGAGCTCCAAATTTTTCGATCTCCTGTTGATGCAATCAATTTCATAATATTATCAGGAATTGTTGCAATTCTTGTTGTACCGGCAATAGTTGAACCCTGAGAAAGTTCAATCTGTCCACTAATATTTAACAACCCTGAGAACTTGTTGTATGCACAGTTCCATGAGCCTTTCGAGTAATTAGGAATACCTGTGTTATGAATGTTAATACCCTGAACCCACTGGTTACGTGTGTTAATGTCTGTAATATTCTGCGCATTCTGATTTGCTTTGTTGTTAGCTGAGCTTGCTGTATTTGATGCGTTCTGAATAGATACGTCCTGTTGTGCGTTTTTTGTTTTTAAACTGGCAATATCTTCACTGTTAGCTGTCACAGAGTTATTTAAAGCCTGTACGTCTTTCGATGATTTCTCTGCGACAGCCTGAGCTGCACCCGCTGCACTCGCTGCATTGCTCGCAGAATCTGCGTTAGCTTTCAACTGGGTGTCGATTTTTAACATGTCACTGTTATAATCACCAAGGTACGTAGGTTTGTCCGTTCCGATATACTGTGACAAATTATAGTTTGTTGTTTTGTTTGTGCTACTCATAATAATCTCTCCTTACATTAATATATCTTTTGCCGTGTTATCAAACGTGTATGCCGTCATATTGTAACCCGCAAAGGTATTACACGTTAGTGATGTTATGGCATCAAACTCGTTAACTGTAATTGGTGCGTTGCTGTGTAATTCAGCCAACTGATAAATCACATCTTGAAAGAATACGTATTCACCTGTGAGCGGTGAGAACATATATAACTGACTTGACGGGATTAATTTGCACCCGGCGTATAAATCAAAATCGTGTGCCATCATGCTTAGTGCTTCAAAACTATTACAGCTCAGCTCCAAACCGTCAAATTCATCGCAAGTTATTCCGCAATATCTCGCTGAGTCATAAATATCGCCAAGAATTTTGCATATGTTGTTATATTGTCCTGTGACAGGATTATAACACTGTATATTCTCGCAGACGTACTTGTCAACATAATCAATTAATCTATCAATTTGCTGATTGATGTATGAATACGTTTCAGCGTTTAGACGGTACATGGTTGTTGTCAACTCTGTCAATGATTTCGAAATATCATTTATTTTCTTGTTTATTGATACTTCGAGTTTTGTTATTTTTTCGTTGTAATCAGATTCAACAATAGTTATTTTTCCGTCAACATACCCTTTAAAGTCAGCAACTTGTGTGTTTACATACTCTTCAAGGGAATCTATTTCACTTTCAAGTGTTGCTTTTAATTGAGCGATTTGCGTGTCCGTGTAATTTTTGTATGCATCCGTATAGTCATTGATAGCTGAAATGCATTCATTTATCTTTTTTTCAAGATAACACAGAACCTCATAGTATGACTGTTTGTTATTGTAAACTGATGGCAGATTACAACAACTTAACTCGATTAATGGTGTTATTTCCATTTTTATCACCTCACTTTTTTCACCACACTTGCATAAATAGTTTTCTACACCGTTTCAATAGTATTGTGTTGATCAAATACACACCCTCAGAAATTGCACTAAAATACTTATCACTATTACGTGTGTCTGTTTCACTCTCAGATAGTGTGCGTTTTGTGTTGCCTACACGGTTGCTATCACTTTGACCGGAAGAATTTGTTGTTGTATTTGTGGTGTTGTTTGTTGTCGTTTCGCCTCTATCCATTTCAGATGCATAGTCATTTGTGCTAATCGTGACTTGTGGGTTATCTGAATGAATAGACTGCGAGTTTTGCTTCTGATTTGAAGTATCTGTAGATACTGCATCTTGCTTCACATCTGTGTTACTTGTCTCTGTGTCGTTTACATCTTCATTGTGTTTCATCACCCTTTCTCCCGCAACGTTAGGCATACCGCCAAGCAATCTATATTTTTGTTCCATTTCTTCCATGCTTTCACACATCAAACCTTTAAAAAATTGTTTGTGCATTCCTAACGTTTCTTGTCCTATTTCATTATTCAAATACCTTGTTAAGTATGCGGTCATAAATTCAGATTTTCCATCACCTGTGTTGTTATACCAAGGGAATGAGAAGTCGAAAAAAGCGTTTACGCCATTCTCAACCAGTTCATCCGGTGATAGGCTCTCCGAGTTTGGTACAATATTTTGGAGTATGTTATATATAGTTGTGGTATACTTACTCAATAACATCACCCTTTCTGTTAATATTTGGCGTAAACTGACCCGGGGCATTTACTGGCGTTGGTAGATTCGATCTAAATTCCACTTTCGCGTTCCACCCGAATAATTTGTTGCAAGCGTCAACTGCGCGTTCTCTCAGTGCAAGTGCTAGATTTCGATTACCCTCTGTGTGACCGTTGTTCCCGGCAACTTCATCGGATATCAGTCTTTCTCTTTTTTCCGAGGGGTTCGATTCATAGCCAAGATCAGTTAGTACACGACCCCACAACACTGTAAGTTCATCTTCCAACTTATCAATAACATAAGGCGCGCCTAATGTGATAGCTTGTAAATTCTTAATATTAATTGTGTCGCTAATTTTAATCACCGGGACATAGTTGGAGTATTCGTCACCGAGTACCTGGTAACTCAATTTCTCATCATCGGATGCAGCAATCGCAACAGGTGTACGTTGACTAAACATGTTAATGTCACGTGTACGCCACACATGTGCCATAGTTTTTGCGTACAAACAAGCCGTATAATAATATGGAAATGCGGTCGCTGAATCCCACATGATTACAGAGTTATCTTTTCCGTATTCTTTCATGTAACCATTGTTAGCATACGCCCATCTATCCTGTGGCACGTTGTATATATCATACGTCCCGGACAAATTCACTTTCATAAAGGCAAAAGCGTCTGCTACATCATCATAAATGAACGACCCCAATCCGTGAAAAAACATAACGCGTTCTATAAAGAATGGTTCAATTGATTCGGGTAATCCTGTGTATTTGAACCGATTAATAAATAAGTTCATGATATTGTTAAAAAAGTAGAATTCAGTGATGTTTCGCTCGTTACACGGTTGATTCATGTTCTTTTCGTATACCCGGTAAGGGTTTTTCACTGTACCCATACTATCACCTCTTTTCTAATTGTTTGGCAGTGAATAGTTTCCGATATCATCTGTATGCCACAGTGTAACACCACGGTTGAAAATAGATCTAATCTGTTGTAGTTGTGCAAGGTCAACTGCTCCAGTAAAACCACAACCGGCAGTTTTTACGTAATTCCATGTTGATCGACTGTGTATGTTTGGTGTTGTGACTCTATTGATTGGATACCCGTACACATCAAAGAATGAGTCAATCACCCTTGCAAATTCTTCCTGGCACGACATAACGTAGAAACTGAATCCAGTTAAAGAGCACGCAACGTTCACATTCTCGGAAAGTGATTTACCGTGGACAGATGCCGGAACGACAGATTTATCTCTAATTTGTGCCAATAATGACATAGTACCCTGTATTGCACTAGCAGAACCTGACGCCGCTTGAGTTCCGCCAACAGCTCCACCTGTGGCTATTGCGGTTATTGCACCAACAGGTGCTTGCAATGAGTCAGCTACAATAGACGTAGCTTGAACAGCCAGTGCGCCCTTATTCTGAGCAACCCACGCTTTGAAGGTGTCAGACTGGAAAGCACATTGTGGAAATCCTGATATCACTAATGACTCAGAAAATAAACGGTTCACACCCTTATAATTTGACGGTGACACTAACACTTGCGGTAAGGTACACATTGCACCGACTATTTCAAAGTCAATACTGTGATCGGCATTGTTCGATAATTCAAACTTATAGACATTTGCCTGACCCTCGTTATTGTCCACCATAGCGTAACAAAATGGGTAGCTATATAACTTGTTGTTGCGTGGAATATAACCACCGAAAATATCACCTTTGTTTAGCGGTAGCTTGAATTCTGTCCGGTTTGAGTCATCACCCTTTATCGCGTTAATGCATATTTGAGGTGCCATGAATATAGCCATAATATCGTCAACAATACCCTCTTCCGTGTATTGCTTTATCAATTGATTTACTGTTTCCACATCTTTGACGCTGTAATGGCCCAACGAGCCTGTTCGGTATATTCCATTCACAACAGACCCATCAAAAGGTTCTCCGGTTGTTCCCTCTGAAACATAGACACAGATGTCCATGTTGTACAATGGATATAGATAGGAATTTGCCACTACCGACTCTCCTGTCTCAAGGTTTACGGGTATCTGATTTGCCCCGACTCTGTCCTGACTTTTTGGAATATGTTGCCATTCGACAAAGCACGGTTTCACTTTCAACTTATACCAGTTACATTGAAAAACATCCTGTTCAAATATGATTCTAGTTGTACGCTCTGATCTCCATTCTATTGATGTAATGAAGCAGAATACCCATTCATCATGTAACCCATAGTTGTTGAACGCTAAGTAGTTGAGATCAAGCGCAGACATTTCAGTGAATGGTACTTTCACGTCAAGTGACCCAACTCGAATCGGTGACATTTCATCTAACTCACTGGAGAGGTTAACTCTCCAGTTTTCAAGATGATTCAACAAGTCCTGTGTTGAGTTGTATAATCTGACGTGATTATACGAATTATCCCATGGAACACCTCTATACAGTCTTAATTGTGTTTGTGGTGCGCGTGCTACAACGTTCGCCTGTGTGGGCATTGGAATCATGTTTACTCACCCCCAATAAAAGTTTTTTCCAGCTCAACTGTGTTTGACACTAACCCGCTTTCGTAAAATTTACGGTTGTTTTCACTGACTCATCCGGCCTGTAAACAATATCAACAACAAGTTTTGTTGATGTTTCATCTGAACCAACGTATAACTGATCTGTACCCGGCAAGATATATGTATCTTTCGATGTTGCGCCTGAAACACTATAGCTCAAAAGTTTCTGATGGTATGTACCTGTTTCACCTGACACTGTTGCCGGAATATTGACCACTGTACCCGGTGTGTACGTTCCGTCTTTAGCAGAAATAGTTAATGACTCTGTAGCTACCTTATCTGTGGTGAACACTCTGATCGGGTAGAACGGTGACGCACTAATCATTTCCACCATAGTGTAAAAATAATTCCATGCAAGAACATTTGCGAGTCGCTGATCGCTCATTTCACGGAACTGATCTCTTACATTGAAAAATCTAATATCCATCAACACACCCTGAATCGCTGATTTCGCGAACTTGTCAACAATTACGGTTCTAACATCCACCTGTGCTTTATCAAGATGGAACGCATAAGCCAGTGCGTCAACACTAATCTGCGCGTTAACTTTCGGTGTTGTGATGAAGATGAGGCTGTACGGTTCAGATGTAGAAGTCGCACCCGCGATATTGTTCGCCGGGTTCGGGAATTTAAATTCATCCACTGCGGATTTTATCTCTGCAAGCATATTCTTAGCAGACGCTTCATCCACAACAGCCGGAACAGTAACAGCCGGTAAAATCTGTTGTTCATATCCAGCGTCAATCATACCTTTCATGGCGTTGTATTCATCCCAGTTCGCTCCGGACACGGCTGACTGCATTTTCATCCCCATCATGTCGCGGATTCCGTATTCTGTCAAAAATGCTGACCGCAAGTTATCGAATGTTACTGTAACTGGGTACTGCATATTTAGATTGACCTTGTGGAACACGGTCATAATATACGACTGATACTGCTGAAATGCAGACTCGTAGGATTCACGCGGGTCGTACAATTTCCCTTTGCACATATTTACAAACGTTTCTTCGTGCGTCATACCATAACGCATAGGTTCTTTTTTGTACATAGCAAGAGGGTTTCGCCAAGCTGTTGAGTCCACAGTCTGTAGTCCGATTCTCTCAAGTATAGATGGAATAATCTGATTTTTACCCTGTGAATAACTCATCATAGCTGTGAAAATCTCAGACAAATTGCTCTGAGTCACCTCAGGCAGTCTGTTTTCAAGCTCATACTCTGACCTCATTGCATTTAAAATTGCTACATTACTTGCTTTTGTTGCCATGTTTAGTCTCTCCTTTCATTACTCTGTTTCCCCGGAAAAGTCCAAGTCTTCCAGTTTCGGGACAGGTTCAGGTGTAATTGGTTTCTCGATCGGTTTTTCCAATGGTCCACTATTCTGTGTCATGATTTCCTCTTTGAACCGTGTTTTATACTTTTCAGCAAGATCGTTATATTTTGCTTTCCAAGTGGTTTCATCTTCCGTAGGTGTTCTTAAAGTTGTGAGAGCTTCGTCAAACTCCTCAACATTTTCAAGAGCATCAATAATCTGTGTTAACGCTTCTTCTCTTGTCATACTCTATTAGCTCCTTTCCATTGTGGCATAGTGTATAACCACAATTTCGATTTTTTTTTCTTTTTTACGTGTGGATTGTTTGGGTTAAAATTTTTTAAATATTCATACCACTTGCGCGCGTTTTTTCGCCTGTCATCCTCGACTTCGACTCCGGCACGCTCAAAGTTTTTTAGAAACACACTTGCAAGATATTCAGGCTCATCCGTAGCTTTTTTAAATTCCGGCCACGACATTTTATATTGTGAAGTTGGAATCCACTGGCCGGATGGCTCAGTCTGCGTATCCAACCACAAACACTGACCGTCACCATCATCAATCTCGAATCCCTGGCTTTTCGCCCAGTTTGTGTAATTTGTTGCGGGCGTCCACTGAGCGAGTCCGAAACCTAGACTATAATTACCCTGATCTAAGTTTTGCCACAATCCCGGGTTGATATTGGATTCTCGCTCAAAGTTGCCAAGCATACCCGCAACAGCGTTTAAAGTAAAACCATACCCCCACATGATAGAATAAAATACATAAGCATTGTTCTGCATTTCTTCCTCTGTGAGATAGTTATTTTTTGCAATCCATTTAAGTTTTGTAGCTTTCCCTAACCTATAGAGGTCAGTGTAGTAATCAACCCCGGTCACAAAGTTATTTATGGAAACCTGTTGCGCAAGCGGAACATTCGCTGTGTGTGCACCCATTGTAATGCCACCATTGTCCGCGGGTTCATAACACATTTCTGTATGTTGACGTGTTGCGGTGCGAACAACTAGAATGTCACCCGCTTGCCACGGAACAGCGTCTGTTTTGTAATGTTGTGCACCAAGGTCTAGCAAATACTGACCCATGCTGGCTGTTGTGAACCAAGGATTTTCTTGAAAATACCCGGCTTGCGTTAATGCCTGTGATATTAGTGAAGAGCAATCATAATACGTGATCCCGTTTACATTCTGCCCACGCCGATATTTTTGAGAATATCCAATGTTAGGCGCATTACACGCGTTAATCATCCATGTGTATGCTGTGTTAATAGACGACATATCACCACAACCTTATAGTCTGACCTTTGTATATCAAGTTAGGGTTCGCGATTCCGTTTAGGTTAGCAAGCGTCTGATAACTCGTATTATACCGTGATGCAATGTCAGACAATGTATCACCTGACCGCACTGTGTAATACTGTGAAATATTTGATGCTTGTGAACTTGACGCAACTGCCAACACCTGGCCCGGATGAATAATGTACGGTGAGTGTATACCGTTTCTATTTGCAATATCAAGCCACGAAACACCAAGTCTTTTTCCAATGGTATATAAACAATCGCCAGTTTTTACTGTGTACGTTGTGACACTTTCCGTGTTCGTGTTTGATGAATACGCACCGGAAATTGTAAGAACCTGTCCCGGGTAAATCAAGTTCGGGTTCGCGATGCCGTTCAGTTCAGCAAGATATTTGTATGTTGTGTTGTATCGTTGTGCAATACGTGACAACGTATCACCTGACTGTACAGTGTAATACACAACACGATCTTCTGCTTTGTGATCTGGCTCAGACGGTTTATAGTTATCTGACGCAACATAACCCGCTAATTTATCCCAATCTGCGCTACCGCCATAAAAAATATCTAAGTCTAAATTTTCCGGCCATCCACGCAAGCGACCTGATGATGTATATTGATATAATACTGTGTTGTCATAAAACTCACCAAGTGAACCACGTAACGGTGGGTTGTCTACGAATCCATAAATCGTGTTATACCCCGAATAATAACCCGCGTTCCATAAGGAATAATGCTCTGACACTGATGTCCAGTCGTATCTATGAATTACGCTGTTTGACATATAGATCACAGGTTTCACACCTGTCATATTATAGACAGCGTCTAGCCAGTCTTTCGCCCATCCGACACCTTGATCGACTGCGGATGCCTCGTAATCCAACACCAACACAGAATGCCCTATATAACCGGAAATGTGATCAACGAAATACTTAGCTTGTGCAATTGCGTCACCCTTTCTCGCGAAATGGTACACACCCGTCTTTTTTCCGCTGTTCTTTGCGTCTTGATACACTCTGTCACAATCAGGGTTAACATAACTTGTGCCCTCTGTTGCTTTTGCGATTACGAACTCAACATCATGCATCTGTGTTACGTCAATCCCACGTTGCCAGTTAGACACGTCTATACCGTTCATATTTGCACTAGCTTTGACTGGTAGTGAAACAACAAGCATAACAGAGAGGAATAATGCGATCAGATTCTTACTTTTTTTCATTCACATTCACCACACTTTCTAGCTTGTCGCATAGCTTCTGTAATATAATGGTGTTGTTGTTTAATGCGTCCGCCATTGTTTTCATTTCATCTGTGTGTGTATGTGACAGCTGTTTAAACTGTTCGGAATCCTTATCACGTGTGTATTTCTGATAATACATTAACACACCACAACACACAATCGGAAACCCGACCGTAGCAACGGCGTTAATCACAGCGTTAATAGTTTCCATGTTTTTCACTCCTTTCTGTGTAATGTTTCACGTGAAACATGAATCAAGATGTTTCACGTGAAACATGAATCAAGATGAACGTTGAACAATTAAGTAATCACTTAATCGTTAATCACATTATAGCAAAATAAAATAGCGGTGTCAACAGTAAATTTGTTGAAACCGCTATTTATGTGCCCGTAACCCATAAGATAAATCAAAGGGTGCGTTACTCCACCCGCCCCGGTTGACTACTTGCCCATTAACGCGTCCGAGCGCGGTCAGTGATTCTACTCAAATAGGGGAGCAATATTATAATAACACAATTTATTGCATATGTCAACCTATAAAAAAGATAGCATATCGAACATCATATTTTTGCAAGCGAGGTTTTGGAAACGCATGAGACCGCGGTGAAAATAATTCCGTAACGATATAATAATGTAGTTACTGCTGTTAACCATCACAGCGCGATCGTCAACAACGTCTGTGTAGTTGAAACAGACCCGGCGTGGGTATGTTTCGTCTGCCCCCTCTGACACGTAAATGTAACCGTAACTGTTGTATTTTCTGACATTGTACCACATTCCATTGTAGCGTATCGAAAGCATATACTCAGACGAACCACTTGGCCTGGCTATTAAACTATCATTATCATTCAAATAGACGTTCTGTGCCGCGTGTGAAAAGTATTTTGACTCAGAGAACGCACGGTTAAAAGCTGAACTCTCAAAAGCTTTTCCGGCACTCTCGTTATATGTTCGCTCGTATACCCAACCATCACCACGTAATATTTTTGTATCACGTTTTAGCATTTTATTGATGCCTAGTGCTTGGTAATATGGATTGAGTATTGATACGGTGTTACTTGCCATATATAGCGGAACACGCCGTGTCTGCTTTCCATCGCCTCGTGCAATAGAAGTGTGTATAGACATTAACTTATCTATTTCGTTTGGTAGATAATTGTTAGACTCGTCTTGGTATTCGTCAAAAAATCCATGTGCCACTTGCACGAATATGGACGACATTCTCTTAATTTTCCCTGACAATGACAGTGGTAAGCACCACCCACATGGCTTATCATCTAACAGTAATTGCACTACTGCACCGTCAAACAATTTCTTTTCGGTCATGACATGACCGTTGTAAAACAATCTTCGAATGTCAGTGAAAAATGAATCGGACATGGACTGCATATCTGTTTTATAACGATAGATAAGATAGAACTGGTTAACGTCTGTTTTTTCTTTCAAAAACGTGTCTATTAGCCTACGTTTAAACGAGACCGTTTTTCCCGCTGTTCGGTTTCCGTCTGCAATGTAAATATCAGGGGTTTTTCCGTTACGATCTTTTAATGTCAACAAATAATCACAGTTATAATAGTTTCCCATGTGTAAACACCTTATACCTTTCTCCACTCATTGACACTATGCTATAACATTGTAATCCCTTTCTGTCTGTGTACGGTGTCACAGATTGTACATATGGGTCATTGATGATGTGCATTAATGTGTCAGATGTTACAATAGACATATTCAATTTTTCTAAGTTAATCACATTACACCTCCTTATAAAGAAAGGGCGGTTTTTCCGCCCTTTCTGATTACTCTTCATATCTAGTGATAATGAGGTTTGTGCCGTTACCCTTTGCCAACTTAATGCTTTCAAATTTTACGCTGATCTTCTTTTCTTCAACATCGTTACTGTCTCCAACGATTGCGCTCAGGTTTTTTAATCTACCCTCAACAACTTTTGACGCACCACTAAAAATCTGTCCATTCACTTTTACAACGGAAATCGGAACTTCTTCAGTACCCACGATCCCGAAACCCTCAAGCACACCCTCTACTTTCTGTTCAACGGCGTCAACAAATCCAAGTCCTGCACCTACGTTCGCCATATCCATTTTTGTGATATTATATAACATGCTTATTTACCTCTCTTTCTTGAAATGTTAATTTTTGCAACTTCTTCCTCTGTGAGAATCAAATGTTCTTTAACTGTTGAGTGTTCAGCAAAATCAGAATCGGTCATCACACGCTTATCCGCATAGAACGCACATTCTAAAACATTCACAATTGCATTTTTGAACATTTTGCCCAACACGATTTCTGCCTTTTCTTTTGAGGTACACTTCTCAAGATTTACCTCTACTTCTCTTGACTGAATTCCCTGATCTGTTTTTTCAACGACCTCAGCTTTAACTTTTGCTGTAATAATTGTTCTTGTAATCATAATATAAATCTCCTTTCTTTTTTAACATTCATCTTGATTACAATAATAAGTGTACACCGGATTCACTTTTTTGTCAACACTTTTTTGTATTTTAAATGTTTTATTTTTTAACAATATACCGCCTCTGATTCTAACACCCTTTAGATTAGCGTCCTCAAGTTGCAAGTTTTCACGTAGCGCGGACACTGGTAATCCGCGGTCAATAAACTCCTGTTTCGCTTGTTTCGTCATACCTGACGCTTTTAAGTTCAAATAAGGTTTACACTCCTTGCCATTCTCTGCTATAACGTGTTCTCCGTATGTTTTTTGACGCTCGTAATACGCGAAATCGAAATCACATTCATTTTTCCAACAACAAAACTCAACCGGGTCAACAATAAGCATTTCAGCCGGCTCTAAACCTTGTAAATGTATAGAGTCTGTGTCTGCATAACAGAAACGATCATAATTAGCTATGGCGTGTCTGATCGTGAAATTTCGCGCGTATGATGTTATAGCTGAACCGATAGGAATATAACCAACAGTTTTTTCGTGTTCCTCGTGCAATATGAAACGGACGATTCCATCATCAGACATATATGGTTCTTTCCATGAACTATCATCTGACATTGCGAACTTGCCATATAAGTTGTTGAGGAAAAGTTTAGCCAGTGTTCTCTTAAAACCTACGCTTTTCTTTTTCATTTCCGAATACGGGTCGATATATTCGTCAAACACGCCCGGACGAGCGTAAAACCACACATGGTCAATAATCTGTAAATCGTACAAGTCATATGTATCTTGCAATAACATCCAGTCTGTCTTAGTCAGTACAAACTCGTGTAATGTATCACAGACATTCCCGTCATTATCATAATAATATCTATAATATTGTCCTTTATACCGTATATCTGAGGTGTACAGATTTTCGTTTCCTTTATAGTGTGCGTCACCTCGGATATGCAACCACGGAAACGCCCCCGGCTTTAGCCGAAACCGAAACTTACAACGAATAAAATAATAAAAATCATTCTCATTGTTCATATGATCAGGTGGTGCACCTAAGCAATACTGACCACGTCCGTAAGGGTAGTAATTCCCGGAAACACTGTGCATCATAGACGGGTACAATGAATTTACATCATATACTTTCCCTAATGTTATAGTTCTGTGTGCGTATCTAGGATTCACGTAGCACCAACCGCCGGAATATGATTTGTGTACATATTCCCACATGTTATTATAACCTGTAAATTCAAAATGCATGGGGTCATCACGTATGTCGGGAAACAGTCTATCGAAATCCTTTTTTGTGAAATGAGATTTAAACTCTGACAAACAACATGAGCCAATCGTTAACTTGTCGTGCCCCTCATTGAACATCATTTCGAGAGCTTCTTTCAACACAAGAACGTCATTTTTTATGTATTCCTCTTCTTCCGGCGTTATATCACAATAGGCTTGCCTGTTGCCTGTGTACTCCATTTCTAACTTTTGGTGTTTCGTTTTGAATGACTCCCCAATTGCTCTCAAAGATGACGGCATAATCTTTAAACTATTTCTTATTTCTAATAATGTGTGCGACCATTTAATCTTAATATAATACCATTGACCCATGGCTGAAATAGATGTTTTAAATTGCCTACTCCTCATTTCACTGTCTTTCACACGTGTGTGTGTGTATCCCTCACGGAGCAGAAAATCCACAATGAATGAACCATCAAACGACAAGTTGTGAAAAAATAAAACGTTGTTTCCCGGCATACGTAAAAATCTAGTTAGAAAATCGCGTATACTGTGTGTGATCGTAACATGCTCAGTGACATCATATAGTGCAACGTCAGCACCCGCCCATACTTCAGTACAATCTTGCTCATGCCCGACTTGTTCCACCAACTCATCTGTCCACACGGTTGTCTCAAAGTCACACGCCCAATATGTTATCTCTTTCTTTCTTGTCATAACATCTACACCATTACATACAGGTGTCTATTCCTCACTTTCTACACAGTCATACATAGATAGAAAATCATAGTAAGCTTCGCTGTCGGGTGCTAAGTCCATCATGCGTGCTATTTCGTCAAACCTTTTTAATATAATATCTCTTGTTTCGTACGGTGGCTCGGGAAATAAATCAGGATGCTGTGAAAAAACATATGCAAAACGCTTACGCGTTTCTTCTGATTTACCATATATTAATTTATTAGTTTGCCACTCAATAAACTGAGCAATGTACCAGTAGAATGACTCTCTAACCTGTTGATACCAATTATCTATGAGTTGTTCATAACTCTCTGTTGGTGGCAGAATACCGTCATTCATGCCTAAATCTTGTGGAATAGGTGAGTCACCGTTAATTACTATATCAATAGTCGGTAAATCTGCTTTTAATATCTTAACGTTTTTTCTCTGTTGTTGCAGACGTTTCTTTTTGTTTTTAATGGGTTTTAAAATTTCCCCTGTCTCAATGTCAACGATCGCTGATTTTGCTCTAATCTTTTCACCTATCTGATGTTTTAATCGGTTGATGGACGCTCTTGTTGGTTTTTTGACACGTCCAATAACATCCACTATGTATCCCTGTTTTACCGCTCTATTTACACGCCTAAGATAGTTTCGGTATTCGCGTTTATACTGCTCTTTAACTGTCAACTGTTATCACCAACCTTTTTTAATAATAACCCGTCAACCGTTCTTGTCCACTGTATTTTGTCACCCTCAGTTATTCCCAAATCAGAGACAGCAGATGCCGGAATTACTACGCGTGCTGTGTAACTACACCCGGACTTCACAAACATTACTTTATAGATTGCATCTACATTTTCTCTTTTCATTATTATACCTCACTTTTTTGTGTATGTTTCACGTGAAACATTTGTGTTAATTTTACGACAACGGAACGAAATAGTTCACTAGTTCAGCCATTCCATAAAAGAACCCATAAACAATCATTGCTAACACTAACACGTTTAAAGTTAGTGAAATTAACGCTATACGGCTCTTTAATGCTCTTTTAATTTTTCTTCTAAACATGTGTAAATCTCCCTTATTAAACTTTTACTAATAGGCACGTCAATCCGCTGATCGTTTGTTATATACGCAACATAATAACGACCATTATCATATGTTTTTGCTTTCGTGATATATAAAAAAGCATAATGTAAATTAGTGCGGTATGTTGTGTTGCATAATGAAAGTGCTGTACCGTTTTCTTCTTTCATTATATCTCTCATTTTTTCGTATTCAACAACCGTGTCAGGTGTTACAAGTTCAGGATGATCGTATAACGACTCACAACAATGATCTTGAAACCTCTTGCGTACTTGTGCGTGTGTTATCCATTCTGCCACAGGTTATTCACCAACTTTCTCACTGTATAATACGTATTTTATAATAGCTTTATGTAACGCTATACCCGAATGATTAAAAATTTCCTTTACTTCACCGTCTAAATGCGAAAATATAATGTTCTCTACTTCCATTAATGTCTCAAGCTCTTGTTTTGTTAAACCTTTCATGTTTTTTCTCCTTTATTTTTACTATCACATTTCTATGCCAAACTCTGATTTTAACAGCTCTTCAAAGTGTTTATCTCTACTTACATATTCTCTCAAGAACTGGTTCGGCGTACATGGTGCAAAATCAAAAGCAACGCTCTCTCTAATATCATCATCCATGTATGTTGCGATCACGTCTAACTCATCCTGTGACAATTCAAATACTTTTTTCTCCATCTTTGCTGTTCTCCTTTCCTTTTACTGATTATATTATAACACTATAACGTGCATTATTCAAGTATAACGTGCAATGTTTTTTATAAATACAATAAACAATTAAACAATCGTTTAATCGTATGTTGTACATTGTATACA